GTATGTCGTCAGTTTCTCGAAGGGAATCACGGAGGCCACGCTCTGCTCCGTCGCGTAAAGCGATTGCAGCGCAGCCCGCACAACGTTGAGCTTAGTCGTGCCGGTCTGTGCCGCACTGTTGCCGGTTGCGCCGGCGACTTCCGCAAAGCCCTGTTCGAGCGCGGCGATGATGGACATGACGGTCGAAAGGACCGTCGGAATGATCTTGAGCCAAGTCAGAAATGCAGTCATGTGTTTGTTCTCCTAGCGGACTGGAAATGTGAGTTTGAGCATGTTGAACGCTTTACTCACAATGGTTTTAAGCAGGCCCGCGCGCTTTCGCCACGGGCGAAGAGCGTCGTCGATCGATTCGGCGGCGCCGTCGAGATGTCCACTCGTGCCAGCGATGTTGGCAATCGTGGCCTGAATGTTTTTGTCCTCGAGCAGTTTGGCGAAGTCGTCCACCGCCCGGTCGAGGTCCGTCATAGTCTGCTGCACCTTGGGCGAGCCCGCGGCAAGCTGATCTGCGGCTAGCTTGGTCAAGCGGTCGATGTTGTCGAGGGAATTCTTCAGGGGCAATAGCGTGGAGTTCGCGGTAAGGAGCAGTTGGTTGCCGGACTTCGCGGCCAGATCCGCATCCTCGAGCGCAGTGTTCAACCGCTGACGCGTGTCCGACACCAGCAGGCCCGTCTCATGGATAGACGTCTGGAGTTCAGACAGCACGCTGTGCGTATCGCGACGAACATCCTTCAGAAATGCCAACCCTTCCACCGCCGTCAGTTGCATCTGCTTCGAGGCCTGATAGCTCTGGGCCGATGCAGCCCTGATCGAGCCCACGGTCGCAAGCGTCTGCGAGGGCAGACACGCGCTGTTCTTGTGGCAGTCGGTGAGCCAGTCGAGGGCACACGCCGTACTCGTGAGCCCCGGACGAGTGCCGTGCAGCAACAGGCCAAGCTCGAACGCCGGCCAGCACAGCAACACGCCCAGTACGAACCAGGGGATGATCAGGACTACGCGCGGGCTGTAATGCAGGCGAAGCCAGTTTTTCATGATGTTGTTTCTCGAAAGTGAACTTGGTGGGCCGCGGCCGCGCAGGGCCAGCGGACACTGGAGCGTCGCGATCGCCTCTCTTGCGTCGCGTTGCCCCGTATGGCTGCCGTATCAGGCGGCGTGCATGTAGTCCTGGAGGCCCAGGAAAAGCGCCCGTTCGCGTGCCCGGCGGATCACCAAGCCGCCGAGCGCGCGTCCTCCGGCGCCGTGGCACCACTTCGGAAACTCGTTGGCCGCACCGGCATTGTCCCCGGCGTTGAGCTTGCGCAGCAGGGTCGACGGTTCGCCGTTGGCGAGGACGATGATGCCGTCCTTGACGCCCTTCGCGCCGGGCCCGACGTTGAAGACGAGCGAGCAGAGCGCATCGAATTGGCACTGACTCAGCGGCGCGGAGATGTGCGCGCGGACGAGGTTCTCCGCCTGGCGCACATCCTCACTCAGCCAGGCCGAGGCTTCCGCCGGTGTACATGTCATGCCGAGACGCACTCCCGCGGTATGGCCCCAGCCGATCGTGGGGATCCCGGAGGGGCAAAGATAGGCTTTCAAGGCGCAGTTCTCCGCGCTCTCGATCAGCCGAAAGCAATTTTCCGAGGGGTTCATCATGTTCTGCTATTGGGGTTTGCTCACGCCGAGCTGTTTCGGCTGACTGTAGCCAGCGGCCTGTGTGAGCGTCTTCTGGGCTTCGATTTCAGTGATGTATCCGGACTGATTCAGCGCGTGGACCACCCGCACGGCGATCCAGGCGTGATCGAGTTCCGGACGAAAGCCTGAGAGCAGCAGTGGACTCTCCGAGCAGATTGTGGGATTGCCCGGCAGCGTGAGTCGCAGCAGTTCCGAGCCGCGGTCGAGTCGTTGTACGCGCGAGGTAGCGGCGGCGAGCGCTTCGTCGCTTGTCGGGTATTCGGCCGGATCGGTGTCGACGGTGTCCTGCTCGGTCGCATCTGCGGAGACCGCTTCGACGTAGGTGTCCCGCCCAGACGTTGCATCGTGATAGCGGGCCCGGGCGCGCTTGTGTGCGCTGCGGCGGGTGAGCGTCGCGCCCCAGCGCAGGCAATCGGACGGCCGCAGTGCGACGGCCGGAATACTCTTCACGGCGCCGTTGGCGGTGGGCGCGACGCCGGCGTTATGGCGGAAGACGACGATCTTGCCGCCCTGGATTTTCCATCCGGCGTTCAGGTGTAGCAGCAGCACCGAGAGATACTGGTTGTCACTCTCGCCGGCCTGCACGCGGTGCGCAAGGACGAGGCTGCCAATCTTCGGATCGACTGCGGCACCGAGATGATTGCGGGTAGCGATGCGCGCGACAATGCCGGCGACGGTGAGCCCTTCGTAAGTGTCGTTCGAGCGCTGCTGCAGCCCGGAGATGGCGGTCGAGTTCGCAGAAGCTGTCGACGCCGGCGTGTTGGCGCTGCGGGCGCGCAAGGTGAGCACGCGCTCGGGGCCTTCGACTTCTATCTCGTCGACAATCCAGCGGCCCATCGCCGACAGGCCGCTTTCGGCATAGCCCAGCGACACTTCAAGCACGGCGCCAAAGGGCGGCAGTGTGATCGCCGCGTCGCGGTCGTCGAGATCGATCTGGATTTGGTCCGAGGTCACGCCGACTTCGTCGGTGATCTGCAGCCGCAGCAAGCGCTCGCGGAGAATCGTGGTGAGATCGGCGCCGTTTGCGCGGATTTGGAATTGTGGCCGCACGTCAGTCCCAAAGCTTCACGGTTTGTATCTGTTGCGCCTGCGCGGTGAGATCCGGCAGCGTCACGGCCAGGCTGGCTGGCAGAAGGGGGCCATAATCCGCAAGTCCCGGATTGGCCGCGAGGATCGCCTCGGTGTAGCCGGCCGAGGTGCCATAGGCCTTGTAGGCGATGGAATCGACGCGGTCGCCCGCCTGGGTCACGTATTGCTGATCGGCCATTAGATAATGCCCCGGCCCGCCGCGGCGAGCAGGTTGCGGACGGTCTGCTGGGAGCGCTTGCCGATCTCCGCGGCCGCGCTGATCTGGACGAGTTGGCCGGCAAGATCGGCGCCAAACAACGCCTTCACGCCCGATTGGGTGAGGCCGCTCGCAAGCAAGCGTGTCAGCGTGCCGACCGGATCGCGGCCGATCCCGCGCTGCAAATCCGCCACGGTCATCGAAACACTCGACAGCACCGTAGCCGCAGTGGCGACATCACTCGAAAGCAAGCGCACCCGCGCGACGGCGGCCGTGAGCGTCGAAGCGGCCTGCTGCGGCGGAATCCCCGCGGCGGTGAGCGCCGGTGAGAGGCTTGCGAGTTGGGAAGGGCTCACCGGCGGGAGCGTGGACGGCACGCTGGCCGGCAGATCCGGTGGCATGATTGTCGTGGTCCCCTGGCTCCCAAGGAGTTTGTACCAAGTCGAGGAGACGTAGCCGTTTCCTCCGGCGCTCTCCTGGTCGGGGCCGTAGTAGCTCAGCCGCACCGTAAATTCAATGCGCAGGGGCGTACCTTTGAAGCTCATCACCAACTGCTCGTCGGCAATGGCCAGGACGCACCAGGGCCCGAGGTTCTCGCCGCGGCCGGTGGTGAGTGTCTGCGGCCGGCCCTTCTGCGCGTAGCTGCGCAGGAGATCGATCTGGTGGATGCCGCCGCGGAAGGTCGGCAGGATCACGCCGCGCAGCTCGATCTCGTCGTCGCCGGCGCCCACAAACTGGAGCGCAGGGCGATGGGCAATGCGCGGCATCTTGGCCCAGCGGTACTCGACAGAGTGGCGCAGCTCCTGGTACGCCGCGGTGCTCACCGAGAACTGGAAGTTGCCGAGTTGCAGCATCACGTCAGTCATGGAGCCCTCCGCGCCGGCGCGCCTCGGCCTCGCGCACCGCACGCTCAAGCTCAGTGCGAACCTGGGCGGCGACCGCCCGCGCGTCCGAGGCTTCGTGAATCGTGATCGGCATGTGGAAGTGATAGGTCGTGCTGCCGAGCGCGTTCAGGCTCCGCGGCAGCGGGACAATCCCTTCGGGACCGGCGTCGCCGACTTCGACGAGCGCCGGCCGCGTGGCGATGCCACCCTGCGCCATCTTCTTTGGGCTTGCAAGCTCGATCCGCCCAGTGAGCGGGGTCTCGATTGGGGCCATCGAAGGCGCAGCAAGGAGATGCCCACCGGTCAGTTGCGCGCACTCCTGCACCTTCCCCGGCGCTGCCGTGCCGTGATTCAGCACCAGGTGCGTGCCCGACCAACGTCGGAATCGTTCGTCTGTCGCCGCTTGAAACTCCTGCTGCTGGTGGTAGGCGATCAGTCCGCCCGTGACCGCACCGAGCCCTCCGACCAGCAGCCCGCCAAGCAGCGGCGACGCGGCGAGGACATTGCCGACGCCGAGCAGGGCAAGCTTCAGTTGACCGAGCAAGCCGATGCGCGTGACCGTGGCGGCATTGGCGGCTTCGGTCGCCGTGGCTTCGGCGCTCTCCGCGGTCGCGAGCGCCCCTTCCGCGGCTTCTGCCGTGGCGGCGGCGCCAGCGTTGCCGAGGAGACCGATCCGGTGGGCGACGAGCTTCAGGTTGACCCAGGCCAGGATCTCGCCCACCTTGGCGTACGCCCCGGCGAGCGTGGTCCAGGCGTAGCCGCCGGCATAGACGAGGGCGGTCAGGCCGAGCAGCACGGTGGCAGTGGCGCCGAGCCACTTGGCGAGCGTCTTGTGCTGCTCGAGAAACGTCCCCAAACACACCGAGAGCTCGCCCACCGGCACGAGGATTGCTTTGACCCCAGGCAGCAGCGCCCGGCCGATCGGCAGCAAGGTCTGATTCCAGGCCTTGCTGATCTTGACGAGCATGCCCTGGGCGCTGTCACTGAGCTGCTGGTATTCGCGTGCGACGCTGCCCGCGCTACCCGCCATCTCCTGCTGCGCCCGAGCGAGTTCGCCGGTGGCGGCGGCCTGCGAGAGGAAGTAGGCCGCATCGGCACCGCGCCGCGTGAAAGCCTGCGTGAGCGCATCCCGCGCCCGCGTCAAGCCGCCCATTTGGTTGAGCCGGGCGTTCATTACCCGCAAGGTCGATCCGAAGTCGAGCGCGCCGGAGGAGTCGCGCACCAAGTGAAAGCCCAATTCCTGCGAGGCTTTGGTCAGGTTGCGCAGTAGCGCGCTCATCTGCTGGCCGGCCGCGCCGGCGTCCATCCCGTTGCGGGTGAGCGCGCCGATCGCCGCGGCGGTCTGCTCGAAGCTGACGCGCGCCATCTGGGCCTGCGGCAGCGCTTTGGTGAGTCCCTGCGAAAGCGCGCCGACATCGGAGATCGCAAAACGCTGCTCGAGCGTCGCGACAAGGTCTCCCAGACGGGCGAGCTTCTGCTCGGTCGACCCGCTCATGCCCAGGCTGACGACGTGGAAGATGCCGCCGATCGCCCGCGCCGTCGTTTCCGCGTCCTGCCGGGTGACGGCCGCCACGCGATGGACCGTCTCCGCGGCCAGGCGCGCCTCTTCCGCACTCAGGTCTTCTTTGTGCAGGACGGTTTGAATGTTCAGTAGCTCGGAGGGTGTGGCGAGCGAGCGGGCGGCACTCTGTCGGGTAGCGGCAATCAGCGCTCCAATCTGGCGGTTGTTGTAAGCGCCATCGAGCGACCAGCGGAAGCGCAGGGCAGCGCCTTCGCTTTCCGCAGCCTTCTCCACCGATTTCCGGATGAAGTAGCCCGTGGCCAGCACGCCGAGCAGCTTGCTGCGGTACTCGGCGCGCCGGGCGGCGTTCGCCTGGACTCTGCTACTCGCGGCTTCATAGCGCTGCATTGCCGCACCGAGCCGGCCAAGCGAGGCTTCGACATGGTCGTTGGCCGCGCGGAACTTCTCTGCGGCGGCCGTGGTGTCGAGGAGATCCGCTTTCGCTTCGGTGAGACTCGCGCCCGTGCGCTCCAGGTTCCCGCGGGCGCGCACGACCGCTGCGTCGGACCGCGCGAGTTGCGCCGTGAGCCTCTCGTCGGCAGCGCCGGCGGAGGTGACCTTGTCTTTGACCTTGGCGAAGGCCGCCTCCGCTCGCGCCAGTGTCGCGGCCTGCTTGTCGTAGCGCGCGGCTAGAGAGTTCACGGTCTCGCCCAGCTGCACCGTGGCCGTCTCGAGGTGCTTCAGCTCCTGCGCCCGCCCGGCGAGATCGCGCATCGTCGCGCCGATCTGTTTGAGCCCGGTGGTGGTTTTGCCGAAAGCGGCGCCGAGGGTCGCGTCCATCACGGCGCCGATCCGAACCGCGACACTGGCAGCTACGTTGGGGGTGGACATCAGAGTTCCGTGGGGACAATTGAGCGGGCGACGGTGCGCGCCGCCTCGAGCCAGGCGGGGAGATCCTCGAGCGCCAGCTCCAGCACATCAGCAAGGGGCCAGTGCGTGAAGTGGCACAAACTCACAATCAGCTGGCGGAGCTCTTCCGGCGGCGGGAGAAAAAACCGGCGAGCAGCTCTTGGATCGCGGCGTAGTCAGCGAGATCGATCTGCCCCACTTCGGCCGGCGTGAGCCCGGAGAGGTTCGCCACGAGATGGATTTCGCTTTCCACGTCCGTCACGCCCGCCTTCTGGGCCGCCAATTGGTCGGCGACCTTGGGCCGGCGGATGGCTACCGTCTCAATCAGCCGGGCGCCCGAGGTGAAAGGAAACTCGAGCTGGATCTGGGTTGCATTCAAACTGGGTGTGTTGCCTTGCATGGATTCTTACCTCCGGGCGCGCCGCGGCGTTCCTTTTGCGCACGTGCCCTCATCTGTTCTCAAGGGGATTCGCTAAATGCCGAGCGCCGTACGGACACTCGCCAGCTGATCGACGCCGTGGATGATGCGCTTCATGTTGAGGGCATCGATCTCGATCACGTCCACGCCATTGACCGTAAGCCGGTAGTAGCTGATGGCGAGCGAGGCCTTGAGCGTCGCTTGCTCGCCGGCCTTCCATGTGCCCGGATCCAGTTCTTTGATCCGGCCGCCCAGGATAGCGACGATCGCGACGGCATCTTCGCCCTGGCGTTGCAGTGAGCCGCGGAAGACAAACTGCGTCTCTGCGTTCGTGGTGAGGCCCCACAGCGCGATCACGTCGGCACTGTATTCGGCGAGGGTGAAGGAGGCTTCGAGCTTCTCGGTGCCGGTGATCACCTCGACCGGGGTGTCCATGCCGCCGGCGCGGTACTCCTCGGTCTTCGAAGTGACCTTAGGCAGGTTCAGCTCCGGCGCCACGCCGACGTAGCCCTTGCCGTCGGCAAACACAGCGAAATTGGTCAAACGTTGCGGAAAGGCCATTAGCTCAATACCTCCTCGAGGTAGTTGTTGTTGATAAAGGAACGGAAGGTGATCCGCTCAGCCGGGCACGGCGGGGCAAAGTCAAAATCGATGTAGATCTGGCCCGCGGCGATTGTGGCCGCAGTGTTGCGTTCCGGATCGGCCCACGCCCGCCCGTCGATAATGGCGCCCTGCGCTTGCAGGCTGCGCAGGTAGGCATTCACGCTTTCGACGACGTCCGACAGAAAGGTCTTGGTGATGTTGCGGTCGACGGCCCACAGGAAGCTCGCGAGGATCGCATCGTTGATCATGTCGGCGGTCCGCACAACCGAAAGGAAGGCCCATTGCGGATCGGCCGAGCAGGTGCGGTTGCCCCACAGCCGGTAACCGTCTTTGTAGATGATCGTCGCAATGTCGTTCTGGTTCAGTAGATTGGCGCGGCTGGAGTAGTCCCCCATGGCGAAATCCACCGGGCGATTGGTGCCGAGCACTCCGCTCAGAACCTGGTTCGAAGGACTAAACCAGAAGCCGTCGGTGGCATCCCTGTTGGCGATTGCACCGGCGACATAGGCCGAGGCTGGCTCTGTGTCATTGACGCCCGTCGCCGGGTTGAGCCGGATCACCCCCGGGTCGACCAGGAAAATGCGCTTCGAGCCCCAATCGTTGCGGAAGCTGATCGCGGCTGCATCGGTTGTGAGCGGCCCGGCCGCGGCGCTGGGACCGTCCGCCACGATGACGGCGCGGAGCTTATCAGCGACGGACGACAGCGCCGCGATCGCGGCATTTGCCGTCGTGCCCGTCTTGATGCCCGTGAAACCCGGTGCGCACAGGATGCGCGGTGTTACGCCGGCAACGCTCGCTGCAGCGAGCAGTGCCTGCACTCCGGTGTAGGCTCCCGTGGTGGCGTCGGTCCCGCCGGCCGCCGCTGCCTGAGTGACCTTGGTCGGGTCCAGGTAGCTGTATGCCACGTTGAGCGTGGCGCCGGGCGCGATCTTGCCGCCAGAGATGAGCGAGATCAGGCCCGTGTTCGCATTGACGGTGTAGTCGGTTCCCGCGGTGATGGCCGCGATCGTGTAGGTCACCAACACAGCCTGGTTGGCGATCATACTGCCGTCGCCGGCCTGCGTGATCGTATTACCAGCGAACGTATAGTCCGTGGTGAGCGCGTAGGTCTTCGTGCCGTCGGAGGATTTCACCACCGGCGCGGTTGCGCCAGCAGGTAGCGGCAGCGCGGTGCCCTGGAACGTCATGGGCGCAGTGATCGGACCCGTCAACGCAACGTTCGAAACGGCGATGTGGGGCAGTTGAATCCGCCCCAGGCTGTTGAACGTCATCGACGCTGCAGCCACGTTCGTGATCAGCGTGTTGTCACTCGGATCCGCCACGTTGACCACGACCACCTGGGCGCCACATTGGGCGAAGATCGCTTCCAGCGCGTCGGGAATCGTGAAACCGTAGCCAGCTGGCCCGAAGGTCTGGGTCGCCAGCGCCTGGCTGCCACTGATGAGGGTCGGAGTATTGAGTGGCCCGAACGGCGCGGAGCCGATCAGGCCGATGACAGCCGAAGACGGCGTCGTGATCGGCCGCGAGCCGGTGTCGATTTGCAGCACCTCGACGCCGTGCAAGAACTGACTTCCTGCCATGAGTGATTTTCTCCTTTGAATGTTTACGCCGGTTCGGGCCGGCCAGACGACGATGAGTGGAAATCTCGAAGAGGTGTGAGCCCACACACTTTCGCGCTTGTCTGTGGGTGCCTGGAGGCGTGCAGCGCTATATGTTGGTTGCGAGAATCTGGGTGGCGCGCCCTGACGCAATCAGGCCGATCGACTCGATGTACTGCACGCCCTCGACGGTCCGCGGATCGCACAAGTCGATAAAACCGGCCGCATCGAAGTTCTTCATGACGGTCACCATGGCGGCCTGCTGATCGGTGGTGAGCGTAGCGTTCTGCGCGTGATTGTCGAGGCCGATCAGCTCTTCTGCGGTGAACAGGCAGCGGAACTGCAACTTGGTGAGCAAACGGTGCGGCTTGGGGATGAGTTCGCTGCCATCGGCGCTCACGTTGTAGTTGTCGTTTGAGTCGATCAGACATCGCTGCCCTTCGACGATTTGGTAGGTGTTCTCCCCGGATTTGATGAATTGCACAGACCTCTCTCCTCAATACAAAATGACCAGCAGACCGTCCCCGCCCTTGCCGCCGACCGGGACCGGAGTTGCAGAGTTCGCAGGAAGGCTCGCAGCTCCACCGCAACCAGGGCCGCCGTCGCCCCCGTTCGACCCAGGTACGCCGACGCCGAATGCCGCAGACATCAATCCTCCGCCAGCTCGACCACCAGCAGTGGACGCCGGATAGGTACTCACCAAGGCATTGACGTTGCCTCCCGCAAGCGCTGCGCCTGAGGTTTGATAAGGAAAGTTGCTGCTCGACTGGAACGTCATCACCTGCAATCCAGGAACACCGGCTGTGCCGCCGGCTCCGCTGCCGGATCCGCCATTGGCCGTGTATTCCCCGAACGTCGTCGCGCCTCCGCTGCCGCCCGTATAGCGTGCTGTTGAAACGATAACGTCGAGCCCGCTTGATATGTCGCCTGACACTGGCGCTGTCGCAATGTTTAATGCAATGAGACTTGTAGCAGATGTGATTGCTACGTGCCCAAAGACATGGCTGGTGGATGGTACGTAGAGCTGCACCACACTAGCCGATTGAGGGAACATGTACAGTTTGCCGCCTGCGCTTACTGCGGCAGCGAGGGTGCCGGTGAGAGTTATTGTGTTTCCGCTAATGGACTGAATGGTCCCTACCGCCGTTCCCCAATATCCGGTCGACACGCCCCACCCAGCGAGGACGCCCAAAGCAGCTGGATCCGCGCTGAGGGTAATCGCATTCGCACCGACCGCCGAATCTGCGCTGACCGACAGGACCACCGGGCAGCCTGCCGCCAGGAGCGCGGTCACCATCGAGCTGGGCACCTTCCAGATGGCGTCGAAATTAGTAGTGGTGATAGCGTTTGCCGATGATGAGCCGTAGCCGGTGGTTTTGCCAGACGCGACGACACTGGTAGCCCCTGCACCCCCTGCGCCGACGCTGTAAGCAATTGAGGTGCGGTCCAAAACCGGGTAGTCGAACTCCAGATATGCGCCGCCCCCGCCACTGTAGATGTACCCATAGTTTGGGAAAGTCGCCCCTATGCTCGAATATCCAACGCCGAGCACACCCCCGCCGCCGCCTGCGCCGACTAGAGTAACGTGAGCCAGTTGCACCCCAGCCGGAGGCACCCAGAGGCCAGAGCCGGTGAGTTTCTCAAACCGCGAATAACGTCCGGCGCCGCCCCAAAGCGAAGTCAGACTCTGCATCAGAAGATCCTCCAGTCAGAAGTCGCCGCGAAGTAGACCAGCGTCAGGCCGGCATAGGGCCGATCGACTTTGAGCGCGGTGTCGCCCATGATCGTCTGGCCCGCTGCGGGCACGATGCTAAACGTGTCAGTCCCAGAGAGCCCGCTCAGAAACAGCACCCGATCCCCATCTGCGCACCCGGACGGCAGCGTGGCGGTAATCCCCGCCACGGTGACGTAGTAGCCGTTTTGAAGCGCAGCAGCAAATGAGGCGATGCGCGTATTCCAGGCGAGCGTTGGCACGCTGAGCGTGCCGTTGGTGTAGTTCAGCCCAGGACCGATGGCAACGCCAGCAAAGCCACCCTGGCCGTTGCCCGCGAGCAACGCCGTTGTGTTCAGCAGGGCGAGCGCAGTCGATTGGAGCGCGCTCTCCCAAGTTGTGATCGCAGCGAGCGTCTCGGTCTGCCAGGCAGCAACGGCGGCCAGCGCATCAGCTTTCGCCTGGGCGATCGCCGCCATCTTCGCATCCGCGTCAGTGACGTCCTGGTTGAGCGTCGCAAATGTCGGGCCAAGCACTGCGTCAAGTCGGGTCAGACCGAAGTCGGTGAGCGCCTGGACCGCCGCCTGCCAACTGACCTTCAGCGCTTCGAGCGCCGCGAGGCGCGTATCGATGTCCTGAAGGCGCGGATTGAAGGTGGCTGCGCTGAGCGGTGTCTTGCCGTCGGTGAAACGGTAACTGTCAAACTTCAATGACATCTGCGATGCTCGCCTGGATGGTCTTCACCAGATCTCCGCGCATGCGGTATTCGCGGCCCGGATAGAGCCGCTCGCCGAGCACGTCGACGGTTGCCGAGACGTGTACCAAGTACTGAGCAGCGTCTTTGATCTCCGTAGTCTTCCTGTCAGTCGTTTTGTTTGCCATGATGCCCTCTCTCAGTGGCGCTTACTGTGCCACATCCGTGCGTTCCACAACCTGGAATGGTGCGGCGGTCGCTTGCCGCGTGCCCTGGATATTGATCGAGTACGTCGTAATAGCCGAAGGTGCGAATGTGAACCTAAAACGCCGGCCCAGGCCGTCCGGCTCGAGAGCGTTGCTGGTGAGTGACGGCGTGATGGTGTTGCTACCACTGAGCAGCGAGCAGGAAAGCGTGTGCACGGCGGCGTTGTAGTTGGCGGCGACCACCTGCACCACGATGCTCGAACTCGGCGCGCTGAGTGTGCGTAGCTCACTCCAGTGGCTGAAGGCCGTGGCCGGCCGCGAGACGGTCACGCCCGTCGGACTCGCCACCCAGGCCGGTGCCAGGTCCGAAGTCCCGAGCAGCACCACCCGCAGCGGAATCAGCTGCGGGGCGCTGGTGAGCGGCGCGGTCGAATCGCCCAGGTCGTACCACTTGCCATTGATCTGGAACTGATAGGTAAGCGAGGTGCCCTGCGGGACGGTCTGCTGCGCTGTGATGTCCAGGTCGGTCAGGCCACCCGACAGCGACACCGCACCGAGTGTAACCACCGTGCGGGCACAGGTGAAATTCGCGCCGTAGAGCGTAAACATCAGGTCCTTGGTCAAGTCCCCGGAGAAGTACGCCGCATCGGTCGAGTAGAAGATCGTGCCGTTGGTGTAGTTCGAGCCGCTTACGGTCGCAGCGCGGTGATTGCCTTGGGTGATCAGCACGATCGCGTAGCGCGTGCCGGCCTCGAGCAGGACGGGCGGAAGCGGGATGTTCGTCGCCGCCGGATAGGTCTTAAGCTTGGCGACCGGCACTGTCACAGTGGCCAGCGCGTTGCTCAAGTCGGGCTCGCCAGCGCTCGTCTTGGTGAGCACCAGAGTCACGTCTCCCGTGGCGGCGACCGAGGTGAAGTAGAGATCGAGCGCGGTCGCCCACATCGAGTTAGCGACCAGGAATGTCTGCGCCAGCAAAGCGCCAGTGATCGATGTGGTGTTGGTGGTGACCGCGTAGGCCGTGGTGGTGTAGGCGCGCCAGTAGCCCGTCGTCACTTCGTAGGCGTAGTAGCCGCGATAATACCTCCAGTAGTTGCCGCGGTACCAGCCCGGGTAGTAGTTCAAGTTCCAGCCCTGAACGTATTCCCAGTTGGTCTGCTGGTAGGCCGTGATGGTCTGCGTCTGCACCTGATACTGCGAGATCGCGATGTCGCCCGAATAGCCGCTAGTGCTCAGGCGCGCGACGCTCTTATAGGCCGGAAGCGTCAGGCCGCTTGAGCTCTGCACCACACTCGAATCAATCGGATTGAGCAGCGCGAGCGGGAAGCTCTGCGCGGCCGCATCCGGAAACAGCAGCCCGTTGACTAGCTTGGCGGCATAGCCCGAGCCGCCGTTGTTGGTCTTGGTGAGATCGCCAAAGAATTCGGACTCGCACGAGGCGTAGGTCGCCGGCAGGTTGAGCTGCGCCTTAGCCCGCGCCAGCTCCGCGGCGAGTTCCACGACGGTATCCTTCGAGGCCAGGCCGTCGGTCTTCGCAGCCAGCGCGCTCAAGTCGGTCGCAATCGAAGCGGTCTTCAGTTGCACGCTCGCGCTCGCGCTTTCGAGCGCTGTGACGCGGGTCTCGTGATCGGCCAGATTCGGCAGCTCGTTGGTCGTCGCCATCGAGATCGCAGTGATCCCCGTCGGCGACAGGGTCACGGTAGCGACGAGTAGCGCGGTCGCGGGAATGTTGGGCAGTTGCGGCACCGGCGACTCGGTGCCGGCAACGAACTGGATGTTGCAGGTGCGCACGGTCTGCAGCGCCACGGCCTGCGTTTGCGCCTCGCCCGTCGCGGCATTGACGAGAAACGAGCGCTGCTCGACATCGGCCTGGTTGTTCACCGAGCCATAGGCGATGATGGCCACGAGCTTTTCGTTCGTCAGTGGCAGCAATGCCTGCACGGAACTCGTCGTCGCGGTCGGGTATTGGTAAACCCACAGGCCCCTCGAGCCCGAGTCGTTCTGGCCTGCGGCATAGAGCCGGCCCGCGCCGACCTGGAGCGTGGTCTGCCCGCTCTGCGTCACCTCGAGGCCCGTGTAGAACATGCGGCCCGGCGCGATGGCGTCGAGCGCGATGTGATCGATCGAGTCTGCCATCCACTGCTGCAGGTTGATGAAGTCGGTGGACTGGAAGTCCATGTTGGTTTGAAAGTTGAAACTCTGTTCCATCGTGTGTTACTCCCGTATGCGCATCGCACCGCTCGTCGTCTCCGCTCCACAGAGCATGCCTGGCCCGCTGGTCACCACCCCGTAGGCGCGCGTGTCGACGAGAATCTGGTCGCGCACGGCGGTGCAGCGCCCCAGGTTGTCGAGATAGCGCCCGAGCCAGGTGGAATCCTCGGGCGCCAGATAGCCGTGACCGTAGTGCCGGGGCGCCGCGGCCGGACGGTGCTGCGGAAAGCAAACCCGCAACTCGGCCGTGTGCGGCTGGATGCCCGTTCGGACGGCCTCGAGGAAGAAACTCTTGCCGGTCGCCTCGAGCGTTCGCGTGGCATCAAAGAGATACAGCCGGGCGTAGACGTGGCAGCCCGCTTCGGAGGCGCGCCAATATGTGGTGCTGCCTGCATATGCGCCCGAAAAGAGCCCCCGCGCCACATAGCGCTCGCTGATCCAGTCCGGGTAGACCTGCGCCGGGGTGACGCCGGAGCTGACGAGCTTGTAGTTCACCCCGAGCCCGGGCCCGGCGTAGTTCTGCGTTGTCTGCAGCAGGTAGACCGGCGCTTCCGCTGTCACACCGTACCGCGGGAACGCTCCGCCATAGCTGCCCCAGCGGTTGGTAATCGGTCGGCGGATGCGCAAGTACCTTGCGCCATCCTGCGTCACTTGCTCGACCGCGCATTCCGCCGAGTTGCCGTGATCTTCGATGAACGCTCTCGGCAAGGCACGCTCCGCCGCACTGAGGTCGACTGCGTAACTGTGTCCGGCGTACGATCTCCGGGGGAACGTGGCTCCAGCAGGCACGACGAAGGGCGAATTGTCCGCCCGCAGTACGAGTTGCGGAAAGACGGCGAGCGCCGCGTCGCGCTCGGCCTGTGTCGGCGCCGGTCCGTAGTAAAGCTGGCACGGCGGCCGAGTCACTTTCACGAGCGTCCCGCCGTGCAACTCGGTCACCCGGCGCACGGCAGCAAGCGTCCCGTCACTGCGGTGCAGCGCCAGCGCCGTGGCAACGACCGAGCACTTCTTCGCCTCATCCCAGCTCGCGTCCCAGGCGTCGACATTGAACGCCCAGGCAAGCCATGGCAGCAACTGTGCGGGGATCGTCTCCGCATTCCACAGCGCACGAATCCCGTTCGGGCCCTCGTCACCCAAACGCCAGGTGGCCACCTCGATCGTGCGCTCAAGTGGCGTTGCGTTCGGAGGCAGCAGCGTCGCGCTCATTCCTCCCGCACCGCTGCGGTCGTGACGGTGACCGCATCGCAGGCATGGATGATCGACGGGTCGCCGGCAATATCGGTCGCCGGAGCCTGCAGCGTCGCGTTTTGCACGCCGGCCTGCGCCAGCGCGCCGTAGAGGCCCGCCAGCGTCACCCCGTAGCCCAGGCGCTTCACGCCGGCGGTGTAGTTGGTGAGCGCCGTTGTGACCGCAGTCTGCACGAGCGCGGCATCGGGTCCCGGATACAGCGTCAATTTCGCTACAACCGAGTAGTGGTGGATGGTCGCTGCCTGCACCTGAACCACGTCCGTGAGCGGTCGCACGTCATCTGCATTCAATGCGGACGAGACCGCTGCCAATAGCTCGGCGCTCGGCACGCCGTCGTTTTCGCTCGAGTAAATCGTGATCATGACCTGGCCCGGGCCTGGCGAATACACGCTCGCATCCGCCACGGTGAGATCGGTGGAAAAGGCGAAGTAGAGATAGGCGTTGGACGGGCCGCCACAGGAGAAGGCTGCCGGAGCGAGTTGCAGCCGTATCCGCAGCCGGTCATCCGATTCCGCGGTTGTGATGCCCATAGCGTCGGTGAAGCTCATCCGCTCAACGCCGAACAGCGTCGCTAGATGGTCGAGGCTGGTGCCGGTGGCCGTGGCCAGAAGATTCGACTTGGTCGCGTCGTTGATGCGCTGGCGCAGCAGCATCTCGCGGTAGGCAAAGGCCTCGACGAGCTTCACGCCCGGATCGGATTCGAGCAAGGCGCTGAAGTCAGGATCCCGCGCCACCAGATCGGTGAGGATGTCGAGCTTGATCGACTCGAAGTCGATCGTCTCGACGATGTCCGGCGCCGCGAGCGACGACAGATCGATCAGATTGAAGCGACTCATAGGATTGGTGATAGTGGGCCGATTCTGGCTGGCACGTCATGCAGGAGCCATCCGGACAGAGCATATGTCGGAGATGGTGATGAACCGTCAAGGTGGATTAACGAACAGAGACGCGTTTATCATTCCCAACTTCTTGAGATCGGCTTCGTGTCGCCCTACCACCACTTACACACCTGCGCCGCGTCTTAGCGGAAGTCACACTCTTG